AAAGCATGTACTCCCCCACCCCTTTTTCAAAAATTCCCCCAATGGAAATTTGAAAATGAAATGAAAGAGAAAATCCATTTCCAACACTAGCCATTCTAAAAATCAATCATCTATCATCTTCTAAAATCCTTTCATCTGTTTCTATTATCATTATATCACAATTTAGAAAAATGTCAAGAAATAAAATCACTAAATAAATAAAAAATAATTTCAAAAATCTCTTGACAATCATTTTATAAAATGATACAATGTATATAGTTAGAAATGAGATAAAAACATTTCTAAAAATAAATTAAAAATAATTTCAAAAAACACTTGACAAGCATTTTGAGAAATGCTATAATGGTATCAGAAAGATAAAGAGGTATAACAAAATGATTATCAATAACCAGTATGTGATGACTATGCAAGCAGGCATGAACATGAAAGATAAATTAGTGAAACTTGCTAAAAGTCAAGGTTTTACAGATAGAAACACCTGTATTTTTGTAGGGAAAGCAAACCTAGAAGAAAAAGGGTTATACTCTTATGTAGAGGGTACAAAAGAAGCCTTGGAGCGTTGAAAATTTTGAAAGTTTCCTATCTTATTTTGGTTCAGAATATGTTGGATATTGTGGAAACGAAAACGTGTATTTGTACAAATAGGAGGGTAAACATGATAGCACAATTTCAGATTATTCTTGAGGGGGTAACTCCTCTTAAAATACAATGTATTGATAAGTTTCCAGACGATAAACTGGAAACAGAAAAAGAGGTATATAGAAATCGTGGATATAAAGAAGTCCATGAGAACTATTTTAAAAATGAGCGCTTAAACACGCTTATTATCTTTGAGGAAGTGAAAAACTTGAAATACTCAAAATATTCACATTATTGTTTAAAATCAGCGTTTGAGCGCTATGTACAAGGAAGGGACGGTTACTAGATGAACGATTTAAACAAGATTTTTCCAACTGAAATAGAACGGGTTAGAAAGGTCGTCAAGCAATATTATTTTGATGGCTTTCCTATCATTTCCTTAGATTATGCTATTAGTCGTATAAAGCCTATAATGGACGATATAGAGGGCATTTGAGCCACTACTTATAACTTATATGATGTAGAACAACATTACCAACCAGACGGGGTCTACAGCTTACAAAGGTATATTAGAGGTTACTTATTTATCAGTAGAAAGAGAATTATTCAAATTGAGGTATTAAGAAAATGAAAAATTCATATAACAAATTAAACAAAAAAGGTCGTTTCTGGTTTTGGTGGTTCGCTTCTTGTAACCTTGCCATCTTGGTTTTTCTAGTGATTATGTCACTCTTGACCTATACCATTTTCAAGCAACAAAAACAACTTGAGCAACAACAAAGCACCATCACGAAGTTAAAGCGAGAAAACGATAGTAACACGGCTTCTATTTTGCGTCTAGTCGCTTATCTTGAAAACGTAGGGGGTTAATACTATGGAAGACAAAACACGCTTAGAACAGCAAGAAATAGCCTTACAATTTGAAAACAGTTTAAGGTTACACGGTCAAAAGATTGCAAGCCTAACGCTTCCAGCGTTCGGGGAATGGTAACGCTTGATGAACTGGTTATACATTCATTTACAAGCTATTTAGAAACGCTTTCAGAAATGATGAAAGCATACCTGACGGGCTAGACAAGGCAAGACTGACCCAGCAACTCATAAACCTACACCACTCCTTTTCTCTGGCTGGATATGAAAAGCATATCAGCAATTACAAACAGCTAGAAAATCACTACTTACAGAAATACAATCAGATGAACAGCGTCCTGTCTGCAATCTGTTCCATCGCTCTGGATAATCCAGACGAAGATGCTTATAAAATTATAGCAGACTATAAAAACAGCTAGTAGGAAAATCCTACTAGCTTTTCTTTTTTATGCTACGGTTATAAGCCCGTCTGGTTCTTTCGTGAAACTTGGATTGTCTGCAAGCTCTCCGTTTGTGTTCATGAAATACCAACCTTTTCCAGACTTAATAAATTCATTAGAAACCATGTTACCACGTTCATTTGTCATATAGTACCAGTTATTCTTATACTTGACCCAACCAGTAACCATAGCGCCTGAATCGTCCATATAATACCACTCTGACCCGACTAGCACCCAACCAGTCGCCATTGCGCCGTTGTCCTTGAGGTAGTACCATTTTTCATTATCTTTGAGCCATTCGCTCGTTAAGCAATATCCTTTACTATCGAAGTAGTACCACACACCACCGATTTTTTCCCATTTATTATAAGGGAAACTGCCATTGTTTCGTCTGAACCACCACCCCTTGCTGTCTTGTTTCCACGTTCCAGCGGTCTTTGGCTTGTCGTCTTCTTCATCGTCTAACAGTACAATATTCTTGTCAAACGGGTTACTAGAATACTGCCACCATCTTATCCCGTCCATGCTTGGGAAGTATTCAAAGTTAGCTGTACCATCGTTTAAGCCATAGCCTGCAATCCATAGAGAATTAGGGAACTGTGCAAGGATTTGCTGATAGTCCACATTATCATGTGTAAACGGTTTATAACTATAATAAATAGGTTTATATCCAGCGTCAGCAATCATCTGCATAAAGCGTAAGCATGCGTTAGTGTTCGCTTGTGCGTCTCCGCTTGGGTCGTCCTCGTAGTCCAATACAAGGTATTTAACTTGCATAGGCACGTTGTCAAGGAAAAACTGCGCTTCTCTTTCGGCTTCTGCTACGTCTCCGCCAAAGCGTGCGAAGTGATAAAAGCCAATAGGGTTTGACTGCTCCACTTGAGCAGACAAGCAAGGGTTTAAATAGGTCGTACTTTCAGAAATTTTAATGATGGTGTTAGTTGTTCCCATTTGCTCCAAGATACCTGTTATATCGTAACCGTTGTGACTTGAAACATCTACAAATAAATCATTCTTTTTAACCATTATTTCTTTTCTCCTTTAAATTCTTCTAGCAGGTCTTTTCCTGCGTCTAGTTGTGCGGTGTATTTCTGCAATTCTTCCTGTACTCTAGCCGTCATAAATTTAGGGATAAAGACACCCATAACAGCAAGATTTTCCATAATTGAAAGTGCATAGTACAAGTTAATGATAACAAGCAAAATCTGACCGACTGCCATAGCGTGAATATATGTTAAGAATACCGCTACAAAATAGTAAAAAATAAATGTTAGGGTATGTTTGATAACTCCTTTTAACCCTGTCCAGCTATCGGTCACTTTCCACTTCCAAGCCTTTAAAAAGCCTGTGATAAAGTCAAACAGAATCAAAGCAAAAAGAATTGTGATATAGTCGCCTTTAGCAACTTCTAGCATAATATTATATAACATGATTGATAACCTCTATAAATTTGTTTTTAGTTTCTAAATCTTCATAAATAAACATATTTTTTAAGTACAAACTCCGTAAAGTTTTACCTAGTGCGCTGGCTTTATTCAAGTACACAAACCCGTCTTCCACCTGTTCCACTTCTAAACAATAAGCGGTCAAATTTTTGTCAAAGCCTTTAGCAATATATACCATATTGTCGATATAGTACCCCGTTAAGAAAGTACCGTCACAATAGAAACTATATAGCCTAGACTTCAAGCCTTTAATTTTTGCTATATTCTTGTCGTTCTTAATCTGAAATTCATTATTAGCAACGCTTTCATAAATACTTGACTTACTCAATAGCTTAAAGAATCCGCTCTCTTTTTCTTCCTCTGTTTGAAAGGCTGAATGAGGGGGGAACTCTATCAAGGTTGCGTATTGTTTCAGATTGTAAAAGCGCTTGCCGTTGTCGTCATAGAACTTGAGAAAGGCAAAATAAGGGTTGTTGAAATTACTTGCATTTGATAGTAGATAAGCATGACACCCGTCCCGTCTTCTGAATACTGAGAAGATGAAATTTAGTAACGCTTCCACCTCGTTATCGAGATACCTCTTTTTACTGGTAACGTCTATCAATACTTCATCGTATAGAATACTCATTACCTCATCATACTCTGACCCTTTCAAGTCTACCCATGTAGAAAGGCTCTTGAGATAGCAAACGATTTTCCCGTTAAGAATAATTTTAGTAGAAGATAAAACAAGTATATTTTCCTCTTCCTCCATGTTGTCCGCTCTGAAAATAATCTTAGTATGGATTTTGCTGGCGTCGCTGTCAATCACTTCAAAGTTAGTGAAAACTTGCTTTAATAACTCGGTAGTAAAAAACTTGTCCTTGTCGATACGGTCAAGCTCTGACTTGTTCCGCCTTAGGTAGATGAATTGTTCCCCTTTCTCAATGAACCTTTTAAACAGATATTTCTTGAGTGCAAAGGTCTTACCAATTCCACGACCACCGATAACAAAGTTTAAATACTGGTTATAAGATAGCATTTTCTGCGGATTGTACCATTTTTCAGTTGCTTCCATAGAAAATCACTCCTTTCTATTTCATTATATCATACTTTTAAAAATTCGGGTTGTTTTTCTGAATATCAAACAAAATGCCGTCTTCTTTATTGGCTGAATAATTCCATATTCTGACACCTGACTGAAAAATAGCCTGAATAGCGTTCATGTGCGACTGGTTGGCTCTTAGTGTTCCAAGGTTAACGTTAATCATCTTGATATAATTAAAGCGTTTTCTTGACCTCATTACACTTAGAGCGTCATTAGTGAACCAGTTGACAAGCACCCCATAGCATTTTATGTACTCGTTTGCCCGTCCCATGATTTCTTTTTGAGCTAGGGAGACTTTCCAATAAACGTCTGTCAGTCTGTTCCCACTCTGGAAAGCAAGGTCATTCCCGATTTGTTGCACGCTGATAGGCTGGTTCTGTAGGTCTGCCATCGTTGCGTTGTAAGCTCTGATAGACTGGTCAAGTGCTATCTTAGATTTCATGTTTGCAAGTGCGTTTGACTGAGATTTCAAAGCGTTGTTTTCGCTTGTGAAACCTTGTTGCACCACTTTATCATTATAATCACGGTTAGCGTTAAAGACTTTCATACCACCAGACGCAAGCCCACCAAGTGCGCCCCCAAAGTTCCCTGTTAAGAGATTTCCAGCTACGTTTAAGATACCACTAGCGCCCTCCGTCCATTGGTTGATATTGGCGCTATCTACGGCAAATTGTGCGTTATAGCTGGCTTGTGAGTTTGCTGTAGCGACTTGTTTATTAGATAGGTCTACGCTCTGTTTCAGCATGTCCCGATTCTCTTTAAACGTAAGCTGTGTATGTTCCATTTGATTCTTATGGCTCTGGATATAGCTGGCTTCTGCGTCATTCAAAATAGCCACGCTTTTCCCTGTCACGTCATTCAAACCGTATTTAAAATGCTCTGGATTGTGTTCCGCCCAGTCGCCACTTTCCAAGCTATCCAGAATATTCTTATCAGCATAGCTTACATTGTTAGCGTTGTTATACTCAAGAAAATTGATATGAACCTGATTGCTATCCCCAAGGCTTCCGCTTACAATAACTTTATACTTGTGTGCTTCGTCTATGGTTCTCGGTAAATACTGCGGTTGATACACATAACTGTTACCGTAAATATCATAAAGCTCTATCTCCGTAAACTCACTATTTAATAGTTGTACTTCTATTTCTAGGTCGTCTTTACCCATGTATGAGCGTAGCCCCTCTTGTATCTGGTCATAAGCTATCTTTAGGAGGTTCGGGATTTCATATACATTAGGGCGATAGTCAAAAAATACGTCCACCTCAATTAGTAAGGCTTCAACGTCAAAGGCGGTTTTTGAGTAGTCCCCGTTTCCTAACTGTCTATCTCCTGTGTTACCTGTTATCTCTCCAATATCGCCACCTGCGACAACTTCGGGAGGGTAGATAATACTTTCAATATTGGCAATCGTATCTATACCCGTGCGTTCTGTGGTGTAGCCATTCCAAGCATAATTTTGTTCTATAACGTCATAGCTTGAGCCGTTGACCGCTGAAATAACAGACGTATGCCCCCAGATATTGCTTCCGCTTGGGATATAGCAGACAATGCACCCTACCCGTAAATCAGCCCAAGACGGGTCAAATCGGACTTTCCAGCCCAGCGCTTCCCAGTCATAGTCGCCCCCAATGTTGCTGGCACTCATACCCCGTTGTGTATCGCTTCCACTGGCTTGTCTGCCGTTGCCGTTGGGGTTGGGGGTGTTGATACCTCCCCCGATGTCGCAACCGCCCAAGAGTTGAGAATACAAGGCGACTAGCCGTAACATTGCCCACTTCCCACGGTTGTTCCTACCCGTGACTTGATTTCATTTAGTGCTTTTAGCGTTTCTGTTGCTTCTGCCATTGTTTACCCTTTCTGTAGTTCGTCTTGTATCGTAGATAACCAGGCGTTAGTGCTCTATGCGTTCCGCTTCTTTATAGGCTACCCCCTCCCAGTTGTTCATAAAGTCGCTTGCATTGGTGCTGGCGCTTGCTGTGGAACTGGCTACCCGTCTAAACGTATCGGCTCGGCTCTCTTGGTTCATAAATTGAAATTGTAGGTTAAAATCCCACAATGATTTCCCTTGACTTCTTGCAAAGTTCAAAAGCTCCTCCGCCCTTGGTCCCGTCCACTGTCCTATCCCAATACCTATCCAGTGATTGCCGTCTGACCCTCTATATCCAGCTTCATTTAAGCTGATAGAGTAGAGACTGGCAAAAGCGCCCCAGCTTCCCATAAGGTTCTCGGCTGTTGGCTCTGATTCCATTTTCTCGTACTCGTACCCAGTAGCATAGTCTGCCTCGTATTTCTTGGCTGTGACGTTGCTTTCTGCTGAAAAGTTCCCGATAATTCCAGCGATACCCTCCGCTGTTGCGTCTGGTACTAGCTTTTTAATGATTCTAGTAACCAGTCTAACACGGCTTTCCTCGGTTGAAATGTCTCCGCTTTCGTTGGTGCTTCCACTTCCTCCGCCTGATGAACTTCCAGATGTCCGATAGTTTCGGCTGTTCTTTCTGCCAATCTCTGCAACGCTTCCCGTGATATTAGACAAGATTTCTATATAGGTCTTGTCGCCCTCGGTTGTCTCTTTGTATTTTACCCCGATGTCACGGCTTAAATACATGTTCACAATCTGGTTTACGGTGCTACTGCCGTCTTGATTCAATCCGAAAAGGTGCTTATACAGGTTTTCAAGGTAAAAGCTATCATACTTTTTGCCCTGAAAAATAAACGGCTGGACGCTCCGCTTTTCAAATTTACAGGAATAAAAAAGTATTTAAAGGTTTTTTGCATACCTGAATAACTCATATTGACGGGGCGGTTTGCCTTGGTGGTCATTTTAATCGTAGGTTTTGCGACTACTACAAGCCACTCCGTATCGATTCCAACCTCTCCAGCCCGTGTAGCGTATTTAGTCCCAACTGAAAAACCTTGCTGACTGTCTTTCAGCGCCCACAACTCATTAGGTAAGGTTTGCTGTTCCACTTGACCAATCACATTAAGCGCCTTTAGTTCGTGCTGGTAGGTGTTCCAAACGTCCACCTCGTAAATAATGCGTGTAGCATCTTCATTGATATAGAGAACGTCAAAAACAAAGGCATAGTAGGTTCTTCCGTTGTTGATAAAGCGCATATAAGTCACATTTTCATACTTCTCTACCCGTCCAGAAACTACGATTGAGCCGTTTCTTTGGGTATATTGAAACTTGTCATACTCGTACACAATTTCTATATGCGGATTCTTCTTTGTGAAAAAGTCTTCCATACTTTCCCTTGTCTCAAAGTTAATCACATTGGCATAATCGTTTTTAAAAGGGCTTTTGGCATAAAGCCATATCTTGGTTGATTCTTGCATGTCTTCTCCTTTAAAAATAGGAGGGCTGAAACCCTCCCTTATTCTTGTCCTATCTGTCCTTGTCCTATCCATTGACCCGACTTTCTCACGCTGTGGGGTGCTGTGACTGCTTGCCCGACTGCGTTTGCTGGCTGTTCGCTGATGTCTTGCCAACTGCTTTTGCGCTGTTGGAAGATTCCAGAGGGACGGTTTAAGGTCTTAAAGATTCCGCTCTTACGGATTGCCCACGGCTTTAACGTTTTAGGCTTTTTCTTGTTGGTATTATATAGGTACACACCAACATAGAAAGAATTGTCTGAATATTGCCCGTCTGGATAAGATACATTTATATTTAAGGCACTGGCTGATGAACTTTCTTCGGCTGGTATGGTTACGGTAAAGTCTTGGGCAACTTCATCATTTTTAATGACTTCATCGGTTGTATATCCGCTAAACGTCCAAACGGTGCGCCCATTGATTTTAATATCATATTCTACCCGATACCCAGCGTTTGAGCTGACCCGTTTTGACCACCAAAAGAGGGCTTTAACTCTGATTTTAGCCGTGATAGAATTATCATCGTTTTTTGTCTCTTCTAGGATTTCAACGGATTCGCCCCAGAAACGCATGGACGCCCATACAGACGGGTCATTTTGCCCGTACTGTATATAGGTCGTGTTCCCGTTGGTCATGTAGCCGTAGTCTGTGTCCCCTGAGAACTGCCAAGCATTAGCATAGGCTTCCGTCCAAGGGGCTACACCTGTACCAAAGTTTTCTACGTTGGCTGTAGTAGAGGTTGAAAAGCGTGTTTCTAAAGGCATTAGATACCTCCTGCGAGGTCGTTTTCTGTGCTTCCGCTGTTGGTTCGGATAAAGCTTGAACCGTCTGGTGTACCACCAAACAAGTTAATATTACCTGTTGCGATGTTGCGCCCTTGGTTAAAGCTACCAGTAAGCCCACCAGTCCAAGCGCCTGACCCCTCAAGGTTTTCAATGATTTTACGCAAAGCATTTTGCAAGCCTGCGTTAGATTTTCTAGCGCTTCGATTCTCTCCTTGAGTGCGTTGTTTTCTGCTGTTATACGCTCGTTTAACTTAGCGACTTCCTGTGTGATTCTGTCGTCAAGTTTCTTGATTTCTTTTTCTAGCTTATCGTTTAAAGCGTCAATCCGTCCATCTAGTCGCTTAACTTCATCATCTACTTTCTTTTCAAGGTCAGCGATTTTCTTATTGACTTTAGCTATTTCTGCGTCAATATAAGGCTTGATAATCTTGTTATAGTAGATGGCCGCTTTTTTATTAAACCAGTCGTCCGCTTCCTTGCTCTCCATGTATCTACGGATAAGCAAAGGGATAAGTTGCTCTAGGAGTTCAGTTAAAGCGTTCTTATAGTCTTCCAGTTCGCTTTCCAACGCCACAAAGTCGTCAAGCAACTGCTTAAAGGCACGCTGTAGCCACGCCAAAAGCTCGTAGATAGAATTGGCGTTATCAAAGCTGGTAGGGATTGAGGGGATAAGCCCCCAACGTTCTACCCAGTAAGACGAATAGCGTCCACGGTAAGCCCTGAAAAATTCATCTTTAAATTCTTCTGGATTCATGTTTTAAAATCCTTTCTTATTTTAGTGAGATTCTTCTGCAATTGGTTGCGGTGTGTTTCCAGTTGTTTCAGGGGTTGGGCTTGGTGTTTCGGTTGGTGTGCTTACAGCTGGTGGAATAGGACTATAAGTCAATTCTACGTTAGGGTTTTCATATCCCTCAAAGTGTGCGTCTTGACCAATTTCATTTACGTCAAGGATTTTTTGTCCTCTGTATTGTGTAAACCATTTTATGGTAACATGGATTCTGTCAGCTTCTTTATGAGAATTTACAGTTATATCAATAATATGTTTATCATTTTTTTCAACTAAAACACTGCAAACAAATCTATTAAAAATCATTTTTCCATTGTATAACTCATTTGTTGAAATAATAACAGTGTCTTGTTCATTTGTAGCTGGATTGGTCAAAGTTACTTCCACAAAATCATTAAACGGTTGATAAGTGGAAATATTGATAGATGTTTCAATTTTTGAAAAATTATCAAGTAAAATATGTTCATAATTTAATACAACTGGAAACCCTGTCAATTTAGCTTCAATAAGTTGAGAAATATCTGCTTTCAATTCTTCATCATTTACAGAAATACCATCTTTTTCTTTGTTAAATTTAACCAGTTCCCCATTATTTAGAGGGAATTTTGTTAAATCTTGGCTGATGGTTGCTGTTTTCATTTGATTAGGGTCAACTCCTGAAAATTCTTCTGAAACAGAAATAAAAGGTATAGCTGAATGAATAGTATTTAATTTATCAACGTCTGCATTTAAAATAAGGGTTGTGTCCCCGTTTTTATCCTGTGACAAGTCAGCAAGCGCCTGCTTACCCTCAATAGAAAGGCTCTCCACTCCTTGGTGTTTTTGGAACTTAATCCATGAGTGAATACCTCGTACAAGTTTAGTTGTCTTTGCCATTTGTTTCTACCTCTTTTTCTTTATTTATAACCTTAATTGAATTTTTATAAAGTTGCTCAAGCGTTACGATGTAACTTAAAATAGCTTTTAAAGTTTGTACCGTAGTACGTTTTTTAAAAATCCGTAGCAATGTATAACCATCTTTTTTAACATAATCATCTATGTTAGATTTTAAGAATAAGTAAATACAATCGCAAACGGTTGATACACGGGCGCAAGACTGGTCTGTATCGTCTCCGTGTCCCGTGACTTCGATTTGTAGCGTGTCCGTTGTCTCGGACAAGTTGATAATTATCATAGGTTTTCATGTCCTCTTTCTGCTGTCATAACTGTGCGAGGTACTCCCTTTCTATCGTTGGTTACATTGATTTTAAAGGTTGACCAATCTTCAAAGAGTTGCTGACCGTCAACCTCTACACGGGTTTCTTTTAGTCCTGTGATGTTCATTTGATAGTTAGGTGTTACGATAACCCCGTTATCCCAATGTACCACCTCATTTACAAGGGGTATGCGTGAAAAATAGTTGTTATCGTCTATCACTCTGCCAAAGCCTTTCAGCTTGCTTTTGCTGGTCAGTTTTTCAAAGCTATAGTACGCTCCCACAATCTTAAAGCGAATGAATAACAACGCCTTAATGGATTGTAACGGCTGGTAGCTTTTGCGGATAGTCCAGAAAGTTTCATTTTCAATGCTTTCATAATGATAAAAGATAGGCTTTAATTTTATCCACAATTTAGACAAGTCGCCTAACCGTCTGCTATTTGACTGGATATAATACAATCCATCATCACTATAAGCAAAGTCTTGAAAGCTGAAAAGCGTGATTTCTTCTAACATACTATCATATTTTAGTATTTTAGCGCTTGATAAATCTTTCATCTATACACCTTTCTAAAAGACTTGTAAAAACAGCTTATCACATATATTAAATATCTGAAACTGTATATCCTTTAATTCTGCGTTACGTTGTAAGCGTTCGGCAAGGCTTGAACCGCTCCACCCTGAGACGTTGCTTTTTGTGTCAGCGTTGTTTTTCTGGTGGTTTTCTACCAAGTTGTCAGCGTACTCTATCACGCCGTAGCGCTCAGTAAAGACGATTTCTTTCCGCTCTTGGGGTGTGGTGTTTGCGATTTGCAAGGCTTGCCCGTCTGCTTTCTGGTTTCCAACCGTGTCAATATTCATAGACTGATTTAAGTCCTTGATAGCCTTGTTTCTGATTTCAGCAAGATATTTAAACAGATTGAAACACTCGTTGTTTAGAACTTCCTCAAGGGCTATCTGGAAACGTGCGAAAGTCTCAAGTCCTATCTCCCTGTTGTAAAAGTGTTTGCAAAACTCTTTCTTGAAATTGTCTGAAACTCCATTGACTAGCTCCATGTCCTTAAATAACTCGTTATAGGTCTGGTCTATAATCGTGTTGTAATGCAGAAACTCGCCGTTTTCATCTACTGCCAAGCCGTCCAGCCGTCCCGTCACGGGATTTCTATATCTGGATTTTAAAAAGGTTGCAATCGTTGCTGTTGTGTTATTCTGGGTCAATGATTGTCCCCTCCTTTTCTGCCAAGTCTAGCGCCACTTTGTCAAGGTTAAACTGCTGAATCGTTTCCGCTGGTTTTACGCTGATTTCTAGCCCGTAACATTTATTGATAAGCTCAACGAATTTTCTTCTGGACTTCCAGCCTACCTCAATATTCGCTGAGATAACCCCATTATTAGAAATAGCTTCGGAGACTACCAGACGCTCTTTTTTATCTGATGGGTTGTTATTTATCCCAATGAAAGTCAGCAACTGGTTCATCACTCGTAATTTCTCATCGTGCAACTTGTCAAGTAAAAACGGTGCGTCCGTTCGGAATACTTGGATATAGTCTGACAACTGTTTAAAGCTGTCTTGTCCGTCTTGGTCTTTCTGCTTGTTGAGATACACAACGGGTTCAAAATTGGCAATCTTATTAAAGATGTTTTTCATAGATAGCACGTTTGTATTATCCGCAAAGATGAAATACGGTGTAATTTGTGCATTTCTATTTAATTGAATCGTAAGCTCAATATCTGCCAACTTTTCGCAAAATAACTCTAAATAGCCTATATACGGCTCATAGAAATTATTGTTAGGAATCACAATACAAGGTCTTTTAATCTTGTCTGGATTATCCTTGTGTAATTCTTCAATAACTCTAAAATCATTTTCAGTATAAGCGATTTCCATTTGTTTAAAATAGTTCATACTGCTAGCGTTAACGGGTTGATAGGTCAAAGGCTGGTCATAATGGTTTAAGCGTTCCCCTCGTGTTCCACCTTGTGCGATATAGCCAAAAGTGTCATCATGAAAAAAAGCTACATGCCCATTTTCTATCAGCTTCTTTTCTATAAACAACTCGTCAATGTCATTAGGCAAACCCTCCCAAGTGAAATAGTTTACCACGATATTATAGAAATAATTGAAATAAAACTCAAAAAAGGCTAGACGGTTACGCTCTACGGTTTCTTTGTTTAGCTCAATCTTACCAAGATGTCGCTTGTAATTCTTGTAACTCATTTAGTCCCCTTTCACTTAATAAAATAGGCGGGCTATTGCCCGCCCTTGGTCAGCCTTTAGGCTTCCTCAACATACCAGAAATGAATGTTTTCAAAAAGTGAAAGGCTGGTCATGTAGTGGTGATGGTAGAAATAGTTGTAGGTCATGTTGCGAGGGTTGCGGATTGCTTCCATGTGTACCAGTTTATCTTTGTTAATGATAGACTTAGCAGAAATAAGGAAAGCAACTGGCTTGCGTCCATTGTTTGCGCCCTCTCCCGTGAATTTTTCAAAATCATCTACTACGATTGTGCGAGCGAGTACGCTTGCTTTATCCATGTTAAAGGCGTTAGCAAGTAACATGTCAAGATGTGTAGAAAATTCTGCTGAGATAACCAGATATTGGTCTTCAATCGCCGTCATGTTTGGCACGCCTACAGGGTTGTTAAACGTTGTACGGCTTGGAATTGTGAAACGTTTAGACAAGTTAATTAGAGACTGGTTAAAGTCTACGACAAAGTCCTGTTTTGTTTCGTCAATCTTCGTACCTGCCACGGTAATTTTCTTATCGTTACCTTTCAAGGTCTGTATAAGAGACTTCCGCAAGTGATTTCTCAAGTACACCCTAACTGCTTGGTACTCGTCCAGCGTGTCAGATGATAGCAATGATGTAAACATTTTGTCCACAAACTCGTCAAAAGCCATGTCAGAAACAAAGGCTTTCTGAATCCAAGCACGTTCAAAGGTACGCTCATAGTAGTTTTCATTGTTCAAAGTGTGATAAAAGGCTTCGATGTCTGTATCAGCGAATTTAAACGGGCTTACGTCTGACTTAGCGTCATAGGTTTTCTTTTCCGCTGGGTGTACATAGATTTCTTGCAATGTGTCCCCAAACTCAAAGGTTTCAGACTTGAAAATAGCAAGCGGATTTTCATAAGTAAGCGCCTTGATAACGGTTGACCCGATACGATTGACCAAGGCTGTGAAAAACTCATTAGCGTGCTTTTGAAAATCCTGATATGGAACTGTTGCGTGGTTAATGCGTGCGCCCTCAAGAACTGGAATATCTGCCTGATAGTCAGCACTTGCACGGGTGCGGATAGAGTTCAATAGGTCAATGTTTGAAATTTGTTTACCAGTTTGTCCTGATAAGAAAGTGGTAATTTTATTAGCCATTCTATTCTTCTCCCTCTTCTACAATGTTTTCGTGGTCGATGTTCATTTCTACGCCCTCAACTTCGCTGGCTGGGCTTGCGCTGGGTAGTTTGGCACTTCCTGCGCTGGTGTGTCAGCAGGCATAACTGCTGGCGGAGTAACTTCTGCGACTGTTTCTGGTTCGTCCTTGAGTGCGTCTAGTGCGTTGTTAGGATACCAGTTAATGCTTTTTGAAAATGGTTTCATCTTCTTTTCTTCCTTTCTTTAAATAACAGCATTGATTGCTGATACTACGCTCATGTCTTCTTGTGCTTGTTTCATGATTTCATCTTGTTGCCCTAAACGGCGGTAAAGTTCGTTATTAGCCGAACGTAAGTTACCGTTTTTAAGATTTGGGCGCTCAACGTCTTCATTCAAGACTGAGACAACTGTGTCAATTTCTCCGACAAAAGCCTTAATGTCAATCAAGTCAGCCGTTAGGCTCTCAATTTCTTCATCGTTTCCGACTTTTGCCATTGCAGCGTCTAGCACTGCGAGGCATTCCTGTGAGGTCATAGCCCTCTCCTTTCAATTTTTAACAAAAGTATATCATACTTGACAAAATAAAGCAAGTATGATATGATAAACCTGTAAGGCTTTTCAAGGCTTGTCTAGTGCTGGCAAGATGGTTACACCTCAAGGGGTGCTTGCTGGTGCGAGTCATTCTAACCAACTGACTTTTCAAGCCATGAAAAACGCTTTATAATTGGAGCTTTCCCGATTGGGAAGGCTCTTTTTTATTTTCCAAACAATCCAGCGAACGGGTTCACGGGTTGCACTTCTTCAAGGGTCAACGTGTCAGCCATCATAAGAGCATTAAGACGGAAAAAGTCGTTTCCATTGTCGCCACCCTCAACAAACATAATCGCAACGTGTACGGGTTCTTCTGTTTTGTAGTTCGGGGTCTTCTTGACTGTGATTTCTCCTGTCTCTGGGTTTACGTCTTCATAAGATACCCCAAAGTTGACCTCTTCAAAGTCCGTTTCACTTGTGAAAATTTTCACATTTTCGGTTGCCTTAACAATAAAGTAAGGTTTTGCGTCTGGGTCTTTCTCCGTGTCTGGTGTGTATAAAGTCAAGCCAAAGTCTACGAGCTTTTTAGTGTCTTCTTCTGTCGCTGGGACAAGGTAAACGGCTTTAGTCGCTTTCTTTTGCTTATACTTGCCGTCTGATTTGTTAGACGTTGCTGTGATTGTAGCCTGAGCCACAACTGTATCAAAGTTTTCATGTTTTGGTGCTTGTTTAGCCATTTTGTTTATCTCCGTTTGTTGATTTTAAAAATTTTAATGGTGTGATGATTGTATTGAGATTTTCTAAATCGTTTTGACGATTTTTGGATTTCTCGTAACAATCGTAAAGAGCGTTAGAAGAAAGAGAATAGATTTTATTTTCTTCTAAATAGTTGCAAAGATTGTAAAAAGCATTGATTGAAATTTTATCAAATTCTTGTGAAACAAATTTGTATAATTCCATGATATAGTCAAAATCTTCATAGGCATAATGTGCTTTTAGATAGGACTTTAGAAAAATAGTATTTTTAGGTGCGTTGTTTGATTTCTGGTAGTAGTACCCTTTTTTATTTTTAACCTGTTGTTTATGTAATAAATTTTTAAAAAAGGAGCGGTAAACCGAGAGTATAAAGCCATCAAACAAGATAGTCTGTTTCTCTGATTTTAAAGGTTGTTTCATAAATCAGCGTACCCCCTTTAATCTGCTTACTTGCACGCTTACCCTCAAAGGTTGCCCCGATAACAAAGTTTTCAAAAGTGATTTTTTCCTTGATTTCTGGGGTCATACCTGCGCCCTTAACGTCTAGGTGCGTTGTCCCGTCTTCTTGTATCAGTTCCTCTATATACAGTTTAGAGCGTAAATATTTTGCCTTAACGGCTCTCCCCTCATGCGCCCACTTGCCGAACTCTGACGGGTCAATGTCAAGGACAAGGCTGTCAGAATGGAACAAGTGCAAGCTGTCTGTATCAGCATATAAGAAATTATCATAGTTTTCTTGTGCGTTTGAGATGATAAAGTGACGGGCAATAGATGTTACAAATAGCGCAACGGGTGCATAAACGGGCTGTACTTCTTCTTCATCGTCATTTTTAAAGCGTAATATACCTTTATCGTCCAGATAGGCTAGTTTCTTAACAGATATGATTTTAGCGCCAAACTTCCCGTATAAGCTATTTAGCATAATCTTAGCCTTTTGTTTTTCTGCTGGGCTTTGTGCGTTTTCTTTCTTGTATCTGTAAGTTGTGATATAATCATCAAACAAGTCCGATTCTGTCTGAAATTCAAGTGTTTCAACATACATGATAGTTGCGTCATAGTGCTTTAAGAATAAATCAAGGTCAAAATTAGTCAAATATAAATCTATAACCTCGTTCTTCGATGTAGTCACATAGTCGCTAGTGCGGACTCCGATTCTTAAAGCGTCCAGTTTTTTCTTAATCTGGATAGTTGGGAGGTAGCCACGTTTTAAGTCAAAATCGGCTTTAATGTGGTAGATATAATAGTGGTCTTCCTTTATCTCTTTGGGCTTGCCTTTGTATCGTTTCGGTATTCCGATTGGCAAAGCGTTCTGTAGCATAGTAGCAGGGTACATACTGTTAATGTCATAAATATCTATCAACTGGTTCAAGGTTCGCCCCCTGTGTTTTAGGGTTGGCAAACGTCCAGCCCCCACGATATGCTTACGGCAAAAGTCGTCCACCTTTTCATCTAAGATTGGGAAAAAGTCTCTGAATTTTCGTTTAGACTTCCTGAAAATCCGTTTAAACTCGGTCAGCGCTTCACTTGCTGATGTGTACTTTGTAAAATTTTCTTCATAGTACATTGCAAAGATACCACGGGCTAGGATTGCAACGTCTACATGAATGTAGTCAATCCATTCTGGCTTAATCACTTCTGGCTTATGTTTTAGCAAAGGTGTAGTCCCTTTAGCAATTGGCATTTTAAACAGTCCAGCCATCGTAGCGATTGAGAAATTAAGGATTTTTAAAGAATCTCTAAAAGTTAGCGTAAAGTCTGGAAATTCTAGCGTAATAGAATACCATACCCCCATATCGTTAATAAAGTAAGTACATTCTATATCATTATTCAGAAAGAAAGATAACAAGAAAGAGCCGTCAAACTTGAGATTATGAAAGAATATGATAAATTCATCTTCTCCCGTCTCCGTATAAGTCTTGTCTAGGTCAAGATAGAGCGATTTTAGAAAATCCTCTAGGCTAGTGTTTACCTTGAATGTGTCTAACTTGTCATAGTCAATAACTTTAGCAAAGCAAGATAGCCATACCTCTGTTTCTTCCTCGTTTGTAGTTGTTTCAAAGTCGCCTGCATAGTAGCAAGTCACTTCTTCCCTCGCTTCTTTCGTCTTCTCATATCAGAAACAAATTGCTTGGAAAACTTATCTACATTATCAAGGATTTCACGGGCTAGACTGTCCTGAAATTCAAAAGCCGTTTCCTTACCGTCCGTGTCTACAAAAACCATGACATTATCAAATGAAACCTTGTCAGACCGTCCGCCTGTTAGAAATGCCCCAAAGTTGCTGGCACTCATTCGCCTTATGCGTGAAATCATAGACTTAAAGGCTTTTTCTTGCGCCTTGTTGCCTGCGTCTCTTGTATTATAGTGCATTTCTTCCAGCGCTTGTATATAGCGTTCTTTGGCTTCTCTGTCACGTTCTGAGCGGTATTCTTTGACTTCCTTAACTGAATGAAAGCGGTTCAACTCTGAGCGTTGAGAAGAGCGAAAACCTTGAGTCAGCTTTTCTACAGAAAACTTATCCCCGTACCATGCCTTAGCTTTTTTTACATAGTCACTAGTGTAAACATGATTGCCAAATACTTGAGTACGACCTTTGCTTTTAATCTCATCATAGGCACGTTCTAGCGCCTTATCACTCATTCCTGCAAAATTCCACCGACCGCCCATAAAAGCTTTTATTTCAGCATTAGAGGCGCCCTGCTGTTGTAGTGTTCTTTTCTTTCTGGTTAAATAGTCCCGTCTTACCTTCCTTTGTTTTGGTGTTAAAGCCATTTAATTACACCCCTTCCGCTTGTTGTTCCTCTGCGTATTCTAAGGCGGTAGCGAAAGGGATAGAAGCCGAATAACTTTTATATTCATAATCTACTACCTCAATAGTGAGATAACCCTTGAAACGCTCTTTCAGATAACGTTCAATGTAAGGAAGCTGGCGACGTTGGTTTATCGTCACTTGTTCAGTAGTGATAGTCACATTCCCATCTTCATTTTTGTAAAGATTGAAAGTTACCTGCGTAGCGTTAAAGCTACATTTGATAGGTAAATCTGTCAAGTGCTTTTACTCCTTTCTTTAAAATTTGCTTTTTACATTTAAGAAAATAAATATTATTTATTTTCTTATTTAAGTTTACCACATTTTCAAATAGAAAGCAAGTGATAAACTTAATAAGAAAGTAAATTATTTTTCTGTATTTAACCAACAATAGCAAATAAATTTTAATCGTTTAATGTGTAATTCATCGTTTCTATTATTTAAAATTTTATAGAAAAAATCTATGTAAAATTTATCTTTTAAATCCCACTTAACACTAAACTCATACATAACTTTAAGTGTGCTGGTTATAAGTTCCTCGCTACATACCATAGAGCTTTCTATAAATTCATCTGGCTTAAACGTTAGCGTTTTAAGGTCAATAATCTTTTTAGTAAGATTTTCAATGTTGTTTACTGATAATTGTCTTAATTCCATTTTTATTATCTCCTTTACTCAACTTCTTCAAACCAGTCTGAAATATTTGTGTATAGTTCAGATAGTGTTTTCACTCGTTCATAGTAACCAGCAAATGGAATGTATTCATTATTTCTATACAATTCAAGTTTAATCTCATTTCCTAGGTCTACAATCTGGTTTACATGGTCGCCATACATTTCAGCGTTATCAGCATTAAAGATAACATCTAGCGCTTGCCCGTGTGTAAGTTCTGCAAAAGTTTCATCGTTGTGATTTACATATAAGGCTTTCATTTTCATGTTTTCTTTCTCCTTTGTTTTAACTGATACTATTATAGCATTTCTCAAAATGCTTGTCAAGTGTTTTTTGAAATTATTTTTAATTTATTTTTAGAAATATTTTTATCTCATTTCTAACTATAACCATTATAGCATTTACTAAAATGATTGTCAAGAGATTTTTGAAATTATTTTTTATTTATTTAGTGATTTTATTTCTTGACATTTTTCTAAATTGTGATATAATGATAATAGAAACAGATGAAAGGATTTTAGAAGATGATAGATGATTGATTTTTAGAATGGCTAGTGTTGGAAATGGATTTTCTCTTTCATTTCATTTTCAAATTTCCATTGGGGGAATTTTTGAAAAAGGGGTGGGGGAGTACATGCTTT